ATAGATGAAGTAAAGAAAAACATTTGGATGCCAAATGACCCCGAAGATTATCTAGCATTAGAACCAGAACTGATTTATACAAACAAAGACGAAGACTTGCCTGAATTGTGGAATTGTATTCGTACCTTTTCATCAACAATGAAAAACAATTCTAACATTGGCAGAAATCTTAACTTTGTTATCCGTGATAAAGTAACCAAGAAGTATCTTGGTGTTATCTGTATCAGTTCAGACTTCCTTGATTTGACACCGAGAGACAACCACATCGGTTGGCCAAGAGAGTTGAAGACACAAGGGGGTATGATTAATCACACAGCAATCGGTTCTACAATCGTACCATTGCAACCGCTTGGTTTTAATTATGTTGGTGGTAAATTATTGGCATTGTTGTGTCTCGCTGACCCTGTGCAAGAACTATGGAAGAAACTCTATGGTGATACACTTGTTTCAGTAACAACTACATCATTGTATGGTCGAACAAAGGCTGATGGTCTGTCACAATATGATGGCCTTGACCACTGGCAGAAAATGGGTTTCACAGCAGGTTCTGTATCATTTGAACCTGAGAAAGATACACGATATGAAATTCGTGATTGGCTTCGTGCAAAACATACTCGCAAATATTTTGAATGGTATGTTGCAAAGAAACCATCAGGTCAACCACACAAGCGTGACCACAAAAATCGTTCACTTCAATTTGTGTATAGTAAACTAAACATACCTAAAGAATTGATTCGTACCGACCATGCTCGTGGCATTTACTGGTCTCCTTTGTATGATAACTCTATTGATTATCTAAACAAACGAATCGAAGATAAAGACTTGGTGAAATCATTTGACACAAGCGTAGAAGCCTTGGTTGATATTTGGCGTAACAAACATGCTAAACCTCGCATCAAACAATTGGTGAAAAAAGGTCGCAACAATAACGATACCCTTTTCTATGATGACCTATGTTACCTAACATGGGAACAGGCAAAAGACAAGTATCTTTGCCAAGTTGGTCGATAAAAACGCTTGACAAACACTATATATTAGTGTAGGATGTAATCTTAATGCGGAGAGTCCGAGACAGTCTATCCCAATAGACAGACAGGTTTAACTCCTGTTATCCGCTCCAACCCTTACTGGACAAGACTTCCAGACTGTTGTTTCCATACAACAGCCCTCCAAATAGTGCTTGACAACCCTCTGATTTTGTGTTATAATGGTAACATAAAAATGATAGAGGATTAGCATGTCTGCATTTACAGTCGAACAAAAATCACAGTTAGCCAAGTTGATGGCTACTGAAAATCTTACGGTGCAACACCAAAAGATTCGCACAGCACGATTTGACCCTAAGAATCGTGTCCTATATCTCCCAATTTGGCAAAACATGTCTGGTGACTTATATGACCTACTTTGCGGTCATGAGGTCGGCCATGCACTTTATACACCTGCTGAAGGTTGGCATGATGCCGTTACCGACAAAACTAAAGATAAGAATTTCAAATCTTTCCTTAATGTTGTTGAAGATGCTCGTATTGAGAAAAAAGTTAAGCGTAAATATCCTGGCCTAAAGTCTTCTTTCCAAAAAGCATATTCTGAATTAAATGCTCGTGACTTTTTTGGTATCAAAGGTAAAGATGTTAATTCGATGGCATTTATCAATCGCTTGAATCTTTTTACCAAGTCACAATATACTGCCACTTGGATTAAATTCACACCTGAAGAACAAAAGTTCCTAGACAAAGTTGAAAAACTGGAAACTTGGGAAGATGTGGTTTCTTTGACTGGTGCCATTTTTGATTATTCAAAAGATGAGCAATATGATATGCAACAGCAAGAATATGAAATGCTTGCTCAAGGTGCCTATGACTATGATGAGTATGAGGATGATGGCTACGATTTCGATGAAAGTGAAGATGAGCCTGACCAATCAGGTTCTGAATCTGCCGATACCAAAGCCGATAGCAACAATGATGGTGAAGAATCTACCGATGATAATGATGGCGATGGTGTAGGTGAAGAAACCGATAAACAATCAAAATCTAAGGCTGATGCTGAATCAGATGGTGATGCTAAAGAAGATAATCAACAAGAATCTGGTGATGATACTGGTTCTAAACTAAATCGTTTTAAGGACTCTGAGGTATCTACCAAAGACCAGTTTTCTCCTAAGTGTGAAACTGATGAAGCCTTCCGTGCTAACGAAGACCAATTGTTGGATGAAAAATGTAAAGAATATATTTACATGAATATTCCACAACCTATTCTTAAAAACATTATCACACCTGCCAAGCGTGTGCAAGAATTGTTGACTAACCACTTTGATGAAGAAATTAAAGCTTATGTTGGCGAAGAAAAAGTTAAGAAATGGGTAAACGATTTCAAATCTAAGAATGAGCGCTATGTTGGTTTGCTTGCCAAAGAATTTGAAATGCGTAAAGCTGCCAAAGCTTTCAGTAAGTCCAAACTATCTGATACTGGTGATATTGATATCAACAAGCTTGCTTCATACAAGTTCGATGATAACATTTTCCGTAAAGTGATGATGGTGCCAAAAGGCAAGAACCACGGTTTGGTGTTGTTGCTTGACCGTTCTGGTTCTATGTCACAAAACATGTCTGGTTCAATTGAACAGATTTTGGTGTTGGCGATGTTCTGTCGCAAAGTGAATATTCCTTTCATTGTATATGGTTTCGGTGATAACATGGATGGTCGTGTTATCGATACTGGTATCAATCGTTACGATTACCGTGCTTCGGATTATCCTTGTTTTGAAAACAATGTTGGCGACATTGGCCTTGATACAGTTTACTTGCGTGAATATATCAACAGCAAGATGAGTAATGCTGAGTTTACCAAAGCTATGCGTAATATGATTTTGTTGAAAAAGTCATTTGAAACTCGTGGTCGTTATTGGACTGGTGAGATTGGCCGTCCTAATGTTGAAGAATTGTCCAATACACCAATGACACAAGCAATTGTTGCGGTTGCTTCAGTAATGAAACATTTTAAACAGGTTAATAACCTTGATATGACTAGTTTGGTAATTGTGCATGATGGTGATGCTGACCGAACAAATCGTTATATTGTTGAGGTAGAAGACACTCACTACCAAACTGGTGCTAAAACCATGCGTAAGCGTATGATGGGTTTCGATTCTCGCTATGTTAATGGTATTGTTGTTGACCGCAAGAATAAGTTCCAAAAGAAAATTGATAGTGAATATTCTGGTATGAATGAAACAATCTTGGATTGGTTCCGTCAAACCACAGGTTCTAAAGTTTTTGGTTTCTTCTTGGTGCCAGGTAATGGCGGTTATATCAAAAATGCCATCTACAACAACTTTACTTTTGAAGATGGTAAAACATTTACGGATATCCGTAATAATAACCGTGGCGATTATTCTTGGTATGAAACACAAAAGAATCTAATCAAAACTTTCAAAAGTGAAAAATTCTTGGTATCTAATCGCAAAGGTTTCAATTCATTCTACCTTGTTGTTGGTGGTGAAGACTTGAAAACCGAAAACGATGAGATTGAGATTGATGGTAAATTTACGGCAAACAAACTAAAAAATGCTTTCATCAAAATGAATAAGAAAAAGCAAGTGAACCGTATTTTGGTATCCAAGTTCATACAGGGCATTGCTGCCTAAGTGTTGTTTTTAGGCAACAGCCCCCTTGACAAGTGGATTTGGTTGTGTTATAATGGTTTTGTTAAATGTGAATGGAGTTTTATATAATGTCAAATCGTGCCGAAATTAAACAAAAATTTATTGATGCTCTGGTTGCTACGGGTAAGGATACTCTAACCAAATCGGAGATTAAGCAAATCGCCACAAATCTTGGACTTGCTTCTACTCAATTTTTTACCAAGATTGAAGAAAACAAAGTTGGTCGTGGTTTGTATAAAGTACCAAACGGTGCAGCTACACCAATGCCTGCGCTTCATGCTCAAGTGATTCCTATGCCTGAAAAAACTAAACCTGTTCCGACCAATGGTCATTATATCAATAATGTTATCACCGACCTTGGTGTAACTAATCTTATTCCAAACCCATACAAAAATTATGTGCCGTTTGGTAACTTTGAAGATGTGCTATCGATTGTAAAATCTAGCCGATTCTTTCCTGTTTTTATTACTGGTCATTCTGGTAATGGTAAAACAATGTCTATTGAGCAAGCTTGTGCAAAGGCTCGCCGTAAATTCGTTTGCGTATCAATGACACCTGAAACCGATGAAAGTGATTTGCTTGGTAACTATGTGTTGATTGATGGTAACATGGAATGGCGTGATGGTCCCGTAACCACGGCCGCTCGACAAGGCGCTGTGCTTTGTATTGATGAGATTGACTATGGTGCTCAAAACCTTTCCTCGCTACAGCGTGTGCTTGAGGGTAAACCTTTCATGTTGAAAAAGAAAGGTGAATTGATTACACCTGCTGAAGGTTTCACCGTGTTTGCTACTGCTAACACTAAAGGTAAAGGCTCAGAAGATGGTCGTTACATGTTTACCAATGTGCTTAACGAAGCATTCCTTGAGCGTTTCCGTACCACGATGGAACAGGAATTCCCACCTGTTAAGACTGAGCGTAAGATTATCGAAAAAGAATTGACCTCAGTTGGTAAAGCCGATGATGAGTTTGCTGAAAAACTTGTTACATGGGCTGATGTGATTCGTAAAACATTTATGGATGGTGGTTGTGATGAAGTGATTTCCACTCGCCGTCTTGTGCATATCGTAGAAACCTATGGTATCTTTGGTGATAAAATGAAGGCAATTGGCCTTTGTTTGAATCGATTTGATGATGACACTAAGGCAAGTTTCCTTGATTTGTATACCAAGGTTGATGCTGGTGCTTCAGTTGAGGAAATTATGGCACCTCCGCCAGTTAC